TGAAGTTGTTACACTATAACCAGAACCTTGAATACCTTGTGTTCCTTGAACACCTTGCACTCCCTGCGTTCCTTGTGTACCTTGCACACCTTGAATTCCTTGTGTGCCTTGTGGCCCCTGTACACCTTGCACACCTTGTGTGCCTTGCGGTCCTTGTACTCCTTGAATGCCTTGTGTACCTTGGGGTCCTTGTACGCCCTGTACGCCCTGTGTACCTTGTGGCCCTTGCGGACCTTGCAAACCTTGAATACCAGTTAAACTAAATTTCCAATCAACAAAAGTTCCTGATCCATTTATTGTATCTACATTAACAACTATAGTTGTATCTAATGTTACAGAAGTTATTGTTCCTTCTACCCAGCTTGTTATTGTTCCAGAGCTGATTACTCTTACTCTATCGCCTGCGGTATACGCACCACTGCCATTTGGGTTTCCTACTGTTTTTGTAACAGAAAAAGATTTTGATCCTGTAGCTACAGTTTGAGATGTTGTTGAAAAAACTAAATATCCTGGGCCCTTATTTGTAGTAAGGTAATCATCAATACTCGTTGCTAAATAACCCAGGTCTCTTGGAACATCTGGGGTATCAGTTAATACGGGGTATCTAAATCCTTTGGGCGTTGTGGACATGTTGCTCTAAGTATACCAAATCAATCATAAAAAGCGATTATTTGACCCATATCATTCCAACGTCTGCAGTTTGTCTATTACCATACTCTAACCACCCGCCATTTTCCCAAGCAGGCTTTGTATCTTCAATCCATTGAGGCAAACTATCTATCATAGACATTGAGCGGTAGAGTAAAGGCTCTACCAAATGATCTGTAATATATTGCAAAGCAAATTCTGTATATCCATTAACATCTCTTAAACGCTTAAGCTGTTCTAAATGTTGATCTAGGGTAAATAGGCTCCACTCAAAACATAATTGTTTTGGCTTACATGTCATACCATTAAAAACTTGAGTTTCTGCACCCTCTACATCTACTTTAACTAGATCTGGTAAACCATACTTTTCTACAAGTCTATCTATTGTGCAGGTTACAGCTTTAATTGTTCTAAATTCTTTACCTTGGTATAAAGCACCATCACCAGTTAGCCAAGACTTTTCAATTGTAGATAAGCCATCTTCAACACATTCATAAAATTCAATCTTTTCATTATTAGAGTCTGATACAGCAAATTTTAATGGAATTACACGTTCATCATCTCTAAAATTATTATGTAACATAAAAAACATTTTTGGAGCGGGTTCTAGTGCAATAATCTTATCAAAACCTCTTTGAAGTCCTGCAACTACTGCATCTCCACGATTAGCACCTATATCAAACAGTAGCATTTGGAGATATCTTATCTATGTTATATTGAATTGTAGAACGATAATAATCTGGAATATCTTGTTCTAGCAAATTTTTAAATATCTCTAAAGATTCTTCTTTTCTTCCCAGCCACCAAGCACTTACGCTTTTTTCAAATAATAATACAAATGCTCCTGGATATTCAACATCAGCAGGAAGTTTATCAAGTCTGGTTGTATACATCATTCCCATTTCTGCAAATGTGTAACACTCTTGCCATTTTTGAGATCTTTCATAAAAACGGGAAAGTAAAAAGTAAGCTTCTGGTCTTGCAGGCATATATTGAATAGCTTGAAGCAGAGCATTACTTACACTATGCTCTCTTCCTGATTGATCTTCAAAACAATGGGCCATTTTAATTAAAGATGTATAAACAATTACTGGATTACTTTCATATCCATATTCTGCTGCTCTTAAATAAAATGATACGGCAGAAGCTGTTTGCTCTAGCTCCTCGTATTTTTTAGCAATCTCAAAGTTTAATACTGGATTAAACATATCGTGAGATGCTGCTTCAATTAAACTCTCAATTGAATTCATATGACAATGCCTCCTGCACCATTTCATTTAATATTACATTTGGAACCTTTAATATAAATGCTGCATTATCTTGAAATCCAAATGAGATTAGTAGGTCCCCGTTTAAAATTGCTGCACCTGCCGCAAATTCAATTCTTGCATCTAAGAAAGAAAAAGGTTCTGGTGAAATTCCAACAAGGTTTAGGTCATCATCCCAAACACATAGGCGATGACGATAAATGCCATCTTTTTGACTTAAATAATTATGAAACAGATTTACTTCATGTGTCACAGAAAGATATAGGTTGCCAAACTTAATTAACTGAGAACCACCTCTTTGATCTGCAGGAACTTTAAGACTATCTCTATGAAATACCTGTTCGCATCTTGCTGGTTCATCTGGATAAGTTCTTACAAGCTCTGTAGGTGCTGTCCATTTAATAAAATGATAAGGCTTATCTAATACTGGATACCAATTCTTTTCGCAATATGAATTATCATTACCTGGAGCGGGAATTCTAAGACGTGACACTTCCTTAGCAGTAAAATTATCCATATCAATATTTAACTCAGATAGTTCCATACGCCCTACACCATTTGTAGTGGTATCTCTGCGAACACCGCAAACATAATATTTATTATCCCATTTAATTAAACGAGCATCTTCTAAACCAACAAATTCCCACAAAGGTTCAACATCTAGTTCTGAGGTATCAATAAGTGTGTGATTAGTAACCATAAGGTCTTTGTCAAGCTTCATCAAATAGTTAGTTGTTCTAAGGTTAATATCTTTTTCTGGATGAAGATATGACAATGGTCCCCATCTTGACGGGAACTTCTGAGTATTCTCTGAATGATAAAGTGTGTAATTAACATGGCGTAGATTGACTAATATATCTCCATTGTCATCTATAAATATTGAGGGATTCATTAATCCCGTACCTTTACTTAAACCTTCTTTTATAACCAAAGGAGCTAATTTACCACCGTTTTCAACGGCTTTTTGAACTAAATTCATAGTTTAAGTATACCTTACTATATATGTTTTTGTCTAGTTATTACCAGACTAGGGCTCTTGTTAATTGGTTTCCTGAACCTTGTAGTAAATAAAGAAACTTATTACCTGAAACATCTTTAATTATTTCCATAATGTTTCCAGTAGTAACAGTCTGAGTAAGCATCGTTGTGGTTCCAATACCCTGAATTTGTTGTGTATTCAAGTTATAAGCAAGAACACGAGAAACACCACCGCTTGAAGTACGAGTTAAATAAATTGTATCTGAACCATCATAGGCATATACAGATCCTGTCTGCCAAATTTCAGAAAGACCACGAATATGTGGAGTAAGTATCCATTTGCCAGCAGCAATATCATAAATATCAATTTGACCTGTTGTATTACCGCCACGAACAGAATAAAAATAACGTCCTGTTTTTGCGGTATCAGTTGATCCCCAGTTCCACAGTAATGAAGAAGCTGCACCACGAGTTGCTGGTGCAACAATGCAATATGCTGTTTGTGTTGTTGGTGTAGAAGTTGCAGCAGATGTAAGAGTTATCTGATTTGATGTATTAGATGTAATTGCTGATTCAAATCCAAGGTTTAAACCTGCTGTGAAACGAAGGCGTTTACCAGCATAAAAGTTAACTGGCCAAATGTGTGCTGTGTCAGAAAATACGGTTGTAGATGTACCTGTAGTAACAAGTCCCCAAGAATCGGCAATTTCATATTTTGTTGTTGTATCTGGAGTAAATGACTGGGTAGCAAATGTTAAGGTAGTTGCATCATTTGCAGTAATAGCAATACGACCAGTACTACCATAACCAGTTCCCGCTTCTATCTTAAAATAGTAACCTACCCATTGTCCTGGAATCCAAGATTTTGTAGTATCAACCAAAGTTGTGGTTGAACCGCTTGTTGCCCAACCATTGTAGCTTTTACCTGCATGCTTATATTGATCATCAGTACCAAATAATTTTGCATCAGAAATCCAATATTTAGAAGTACCATTTACAGCTGCGGTAATTGTTGTTGATAAAGTTAGAGTAGTTGCTGTATTTGCAGTAATCCAAGAAGTCTGAGTTGTTGGATTAATACCAGAAACTGCAATTGTAACAATACGACCAATATGTTCATTTGTTGTCCATGATGCATCACAATCTACAAGAGTTGTTGTTCCTTGAGTTGCTGCTGCAGTAGGGTTTGTTGTACTTGAAGGTGCAGAAACACTAAAACCATTAATTGCATAAGGTCCAATAATAACAAAAGTTGCATTGAAAGTAGTATCAGTTGCATTACCTGCAAGCGTTACAGATTCGCCAGGCTTGAAAAAATGGTTGGATGCAGTTACTACGTTAGCTGTAGGTCCTACAGCAGTAATGCTAATAGTTGCAGCAGTTCCAGTTCCACCAGTTGTTGCTGATGTAGAAACTGTATAACCAGTGGTTGATCCTGAGTTAATTAAAGAAACTGACAAAATAGCACCATTAGATGCAACGCTGTTGACAATTACTTGAGCACCTGCACCACCAGTTGAAAGTGTTAATATATCACCAATAGAATAACCTGTTCCAGCTGCTATTGGAGTAGAAGCAACAGTAACAACTCCAGAAGCAATTCTTGTAATAGATGTAACACCGATAGGTTGCCAATTGCTAAGCTTGGCAGTCTGATTAACTGCTATACCTTGATCAAAAATTTCAGCATTAGACCAATTATCGGTAACAACGTCATATTGAAACATAGATGCGTTACCACCTGCAATCATCCAAAGCTTATCTAAGTTTGGGATTACTTCATATGTTGAAGTTGAATCTGGTGTTGTATCCCAAATTGGGGTTACAGAAAATGTAGTTGCAGTATGTCCGACAATACGACGTTTTTGACCAATTCCCGTTCCGCCTGTAATATTTATTACATGGTTAGCATAACGATCTGCTGTTAATGCAAGTCCTGAATCTGCTAAAGTTCTAGAAGTTGCTGATACTGTTCCAACTTTTGTTACATATGGAGTACCAATTCTTCCAGTGCGTTCAAACGCAACATCAGTGGCAAGTGCTGCAGATAAAAAGTTTTGTGGAGTTGTTTTTTGTGTCCACATATCATTTGCAATATCATAATAATAAAGGTTAAAGAATGGTGTAGCAGCTGCTGATGTAACCATATAAATACCACCAGTTCTTGTAGTAAAGAACGATGTATCATCTGGTGTTGTTGTCCAGTTGTTGTTAACGTTAAATGTTTGAGATGAAATTGTATAGTTAGCTTGTGCACCTGCAGTTACTACTGGCAGTGCATATGGTGATGTTGCTACAAATACTTGTTGACCCCAAGGGTCGTGTGGTTGTAAGTTATAATCTGAAAGATAAAGAGTAGTTGCATCATTATATATAACTCTTTTATATTGTGTAGCATCTGTACCAAAAGTAATACCCACTGTGTACCCAGCCCACTGATTAAAACGCCACTTTTTAGTAGAATCTCCAAGAGTTGAAGTAGTTGTTGAAGTAATAAGTCCAGAATCAGCAATGTTATCGCTTACCCATGTAAGAGTTCTTTCTTGTCCCTGCCCAGTTCCGTATTCAATGCTCATAGTTTCACCAGATAAATTCTGAAGACGAAGACCACCAATAGTTACTGTTGAAGATGTTGCTGAAAGAACACGACCATGAAAGCCACGACGTTTTGTATGTTTAATGTTAAGAACAGTTGATCCTGCTGCGGGGGAAAGGGCAAGCTGTTGCCATGTATCTTTATAAGTATCATATCGGTATAGGGTCTGAGTAGTATGATAATAAATAAAACGATCAGTACCATCTTCAATTGTAGACATAGCAGACAAAGCAGATGATGCTGCTGGAGCCTGGTTTAATAGTTCCCAAAATGGTAGATCTAATGTATTAACTAATGTGTTTGCCATTTAACTTACTCTTCCCCTAATTGCTGTATTGTATCCTTGACGACTAATATCGTGTATTTGTGCAAATGCGTTTGTTCCACCAATTAATGTTTGGTTGGTTAGTGTTCCAACTGTAGTAATCGTTCCAGCAGTAATTGATGATACTGTACCTACTGTTGTTACGTTAGCCAAAGTTGGCAAGTTTGTAATGTTTGTAACAGTACCAATAGTACCACCAGTAATATTATTAATATCAACGTTAAGACGACCAGTAGCATTTGTAACTAAACCAAGTGGTTTTAAAAGCTGAGCAATTCTTTGTAGTGGTTGCAAGATTTGCTGGAATAGAGAAAGTTGTGTATTAGTTTGCTGTGTAGTGGCATCTAATGTTAGATTACCAAAGGCATTTTGTAATGGCATTTATTCACACTCCCCGCTTATATTTTATAACTAATAATAACATCATTTTTATATTTTTCCAAAACTATGTGTTAATCCATAACGTATAATTTGATCCTGTATTTTGCCACCATAAATATTGAACTCCTGCAGCTACGGAAGGTTGAGTTGGTTGTATATATGTAGCAATACCCGCTAACGGTCCCTGTAATCCCTGCACACCTTGTGTGCCTTGTATACCTTGTAATCCTTGTACACCTTGTGTGCCTTGTGTACCATCGTTACCTTGTAATCCTTGAGTACCTTGCACACCCTGTGTGCCTTGCACACCTTGTGTGCCTTGTAAACCTTGTAGACCTTGCGTGCCTTGCACGCCTTGAGTACCTTGCACACCCTGTGTGCCTTGCACACCTTGT